GCAGCTCGAGCTTGTATCGCTCCTTGCCCATGTGATCGTACTCCTGCGGGAATACGACCCCCATCTGCTCATTGATCTTGATTCCCCGTACGATCTTTTTGACGTCATCGAGGAGCGCCTTTTGTGCTGCGCTGGCCGACGGGTCCATCAGCTCGGAAGGGACATAGGCCACGGGCATCCCGGCCATGTCGCGCTCGATTCCGATCGCCTCGATTTCCTCCAAGCGCTTTTTGTAAATCCACGGTCGATAGGCGTTGCGCAATACGCTGATGCCCTCGGGGCCCCGGCGCTCGCGTGTTTTGAAGTGCACCAGCTTTTCGGATGGAATCTCAATTGCCCGGAACGTGGTGGGATGCGCCTGAATGAATGCCTCAACATCCTCGTTTTTCGAAAGCTTCCATTCCAGCAGGGTGTCCTGGCCACGCAGCGGCATGCGCCTCCACCCAATGCGGCCATCGGTGTGCTTGGATGCGGGGTTGCCATCGACCCCGTTGCGGAATTTGTACACCAGCTCATGGACGCTCCACCCATAGGGCAGCATGGTCAGAACTTCTGCAACCGTGTTGCCCCAGGGTTTGTCCATGTCATCCATACACTGCCAAAGAAGCTCGGCCTTGTCCTTGTCTGCAGGATCGTCGGATGCACCCTCGGTGGACCACTCGACTTGCCGGATGAGCATTTCGACCGCGAACAGGACAGCGCCGACCGTCGGATCGTTGTCGGACATCTCGCGCCAGACCCGGCGGCCGAGCTCGCCCTGGAGCTGCGGCAGCCACTCGTCGACCACCACGCCCCCGATGTACTGCAGGCCCGTCGAGCCAAGCTCCGAGGTCAGCGCCTGGGCCCGGGCGCCACGCGGCGCAACCGCCGGCGCCTGCGACGCGACATGGACCAGCTCCTGTGGTTGTGGGGTCTGTAGCAATCCTGCCCTCTGAAGCCAGTCGGTGATTCCCATGGTTGGCACTTTCGCCGCCTGCGGCGCACAGTGTCAAGGCTTCGAGGTCGCCGCATCAAAGCCGAGCTGGTGCTTTGTGGCAGATGGCGGATTGTCCGTGGCGACGCTGCCGGTCGCGGAAAGCAGATTCGGTGTGCAGGATAGCTGCACCAGGTCCTGGTAGTCCGGCTTTCGCGTAGCGAAGCATAGGCCGTACCGGCGGTCGACGAAGTAGGTCACCAGCGGCCTATGCACTGTGGTGAATTGCAGCTCGTCGTAATCGTCCGGGATGCCCGAGCTGCCTTTGTCCGGGATGCCGGGCAACGCCACGGGGCGGCCACCCATGGCGATCATGATGGCTGCCACGACTGCGATTGCGGCGATAGCCGGCAGCAGTGTCAATCGCCAAACCAGGTGTCGTTGCTCAATGGGGTCGATCACACTCCGCCCCACTGGTTCGCCTGCGATAGTGACGGCAGGCGGGCACCCATCGCGTCGGCGCGACCCGCCCGCTGCTGCGCGTGGGAGTAGACCAAATACCTGGTGGCATCCATTGCGTGATCTCCCGACTGTGCCTGCGGCTCCTCGGCCCCTTCGGGATAGTAGTACCCGTCGACCTCGCGGCGCCAGTCGTCCAGCGCGGGCTCGGGCGCCACATAGATTCGGGGCTCGCCGTCATGGCGCACGGGGAACAGCGTCCGCGCATACTGCACCCCGGCGTCCACCGCCTTGGATGCCAGCTCCACGTGGCACGGTCGCAGGCCCTGGCGCTGCTCCTCGGGGGTCACGCGCTGCATGTGGCGGACGCCCTCTGGGTCGTGGTCGGCCCACCAGGTGCGCACGTTCCACCGCCGCGCCATCTGCTTTGCCTGGTGCGCGATGGCCTCACGGTCTTCCCCGCGCCGGTACCACATATCGACCAGATACCACCTGCCGTCACCGTCGATGCCGCCCACGACCAGGGCGGCCGGGTTCGTAAATCCCCAGTCCACGCCACCGTAGTGGGCCACGGTGCGGGCCATCATGGCTTCGAGCGACAGCGAGCTGTGGACCCGCGGCAGGTACGGCCACACAACGCCCTGCAGCTCGAGCACCTTGGCGTCTAGGTACTGCGCCGCATACTCGGCGCCGTAGGTGGCCCGCAGCCCCGCCTCGAAATCCTCGGGCAGGTGAACGTTGTCTGCGGTGCGGGCCCGCACCACGTGGCGCGTCAGCCCGGGCTTGCGAAATTCCCGTATCAGCCAATTCAGCCCGAGCGGGGTCGTGGTCGCAAACAGGCAACGGCGCTTGGCGTGCGGGTCGCGGATGCGCGCTTGCAGGATACGCCAAGCGTTCGCGGTGCGCATCTGCGCGACCTCGTCGAACCACGCAAACGCGAGGTTGAGGCCCGACAGACTGCCGGGGTTGTCCGCCGAGCGTAGGAAGATCGATCGCCCCGTCGGCCGCCAGATGAACAGCTTGTCGGATTTTTTATGGTGATAGAGCTGCCGCGGTATCCACTGCTCCCAAAGGGGCAGCACGACGTCGCGCAGCATTGGGTAGGTCGGGCTAACGATGGCGCCGTCGCATTCGGGATTGTCCTGGGCAAGCCATGCGGTCTCGTGAATCCCCACGAGGCTATTGTGGGTCGGAATCATCGCTCGGCCCGCCAGATACGTGTGGGATGGTGAGTCGACCTCGATGCACCTCACCGGCACCGACGGGACCGGATCAACGCCGACGACATATCGCCGCAACGAGCGGGACATCTGGCTGGCCGACAGGTTGCATCGATCCCGCTTTCTTGCCAGACGAAACACGGGCGTCCGCGTGGACCACGCCACGCGATACTTTGGGCCGCAGTCCATGCCGCTCAGGATCGCGCGCCCGGTGCCCATGAACGGCTGCATGCCCAGCGAACAAGCCAGCTCAAACACGGCTGATGCAAGCGCCTTGGTGATGGTCGTGAACTCGACGCGGTTGGACCCCTCCGTGGACCATCCGTCCGCATCCATCAGTCCCTGCAAAAGCGCCAGTCGTTGCGCTGCTGACGCTCGCAGATAGATCGCAGGGACGCGTCGCAGCTCACGGCCGCCTATCAGCCCCATTCCCGCAAGCGCCGAATGCAGCCCACCGCTGGAAAGAAATTGCCCCGTTGATCTCGATCTTCGGGCTTTGCCAATTCCAAGCGCGTATACGCTGCTCGATCCCTTGCGTGAGCTTTTGCGCTCCGACCACCCTGTACCCTCTGATTCAATGTGACCCAACACCTCTGAATCTTTGTCGCTTAGGCTAATAGACGCGGCAGTGCTAACGCCGTTGCCAAGCCAGACGCCCAGCACATACGGAGGGACCGGCAGGTCCGCGTGCGGCGCATTCAGTGGGCGGCATGTCGGGATGCTGTGGTTCGTCACGCCCCGCTTGCCGTGCGTTAGCGTGGCCGCAATCTGCGCGGTGGTTCGCACCTGCGGGAACACACGCCGACAGCACTGCGGCCTTTCACTCCGTGACGACGCGTGCTCAATTCGACGACCAGCCATCTCGGCCTTGCGAGTAGCGCTGTCCCATGTCAGCCACTGGTGGTCAGCGTCTGCAATGAGCTGCGAGCCGTCGCTGAACCGAACCCGATAACAGCTCCTACCGTGCATAATCGGGGTTGCGCGAACGACCGTTGCGGGCTCACCGTCTATGCCAAAGACCCTATCGCCAGGCGCCAGCCTACCCATGGTTTGCCACCCACTTACGGTGGCAATTGGGGTATCGAGGGCCAGCGCCTTCCCGGCCCCGACCCCAGCGAGTAGCAACTTCTCCACCGCCGTCGCAGCATGGAAGCGCGCTTGGTGCGGTTGCGGCTGATAGGGGGACGCCAGCTCCACGAGGCTACTCGTCGTCCGTGTCAGTCAGATCGTCGCTCCTGGTCTCGGTGTCGAGTGCTGGCCGGTGGAACACGACTGTTATGGATTCGTCGCGTGCATCCTGCAGCGCTTGATAGTGTCGTTTGCTAAAGCTTTCTGCGTGCCGGCGCTCCAAGATCCAGGCGGCCGCACGCCAATCATCGCGCGCTCCCTTATGGACCATTGCCAGCAGTGCGGCCTGTCCGTCGGACGTCGCGCGCCTAACATCCTGTAAGAATTGGAAACATGCCTTTTGGTATTGCGTTGGACGCACCTTTTCGCCCGCATCTTGCTTGCGCTCTAACGCTTCGCCCTCGCGCATCCATACATAATAAACGCTTTCGCTAACACCGCCACGTATGGCCGCGTGCTTTTGGCTCATGCGCAGCCTTATGCCCTCGCAAATTCGCGCCGAAACCTCGGGTGTTAACTTGTATTTGCGTCCTGCTTTACCCATGGATCACGCCAGGGTCGGGTTGTCCATCCGCGGGGGCGTCCGTCCTTTCCGGATGGAGCCCCAGCCCACTCAGGCGCTCGAGCGCGACCGCAACGAACGCGGGCTGCAGCTCCATCGCATAGCAGATGCGGCCCATGCGCTCGGCTGCCACGAGCTGCGTGCCGCTGCCGGCAAACGGCTCATAGCAAAGCTCGCCCTGCAGCGTGTGCATCTCCATCGGGATCTCAAACAGCTCGACGGGCTTCATCGTGGGGTGCAGGCCGCGGTTGTTCGGGGCCGGGAACTCCCAAACAGTTGTTGGTTTGCGTCCATTACGAAACATATTTGGCGATCCTTCCGTGTTGCGCGGATCGTTGCCCTTGACCCACCCAAAAAGGCATGGCTCGTGGGACTGGCCATAAATAGCGCGAGCAAACACTGGCGACGGCTTGACCCATACAATCTGTTGGTGGACAAATGCTTCGATTGCAACCCATGCGGTTTCGAGTGCCACCTGGTTGCGCGACGAGTGCCAGCAATACCAAGGCGCACCAGTTGCCAGCGCAACATCAACGGCGGAACGAAATACTGCCGCATACATATCACCCGCAGACTCGTGCTCAAAATAGAACTTGGACCAGTCTTTGCCAGCGCATGGCCCGGCAAACCCATGATCTTTTTTTCCGTCATAGCCAATGGCATAGGGTGGATCGGTCGCAAACAGCACGGCGCGCTCGTCGCACATGAGGCGCCGGACGTCCTCCTCTTTTGTGCTGTCGCCGCACAGGATCCGGTGCGACTTGCCCGACGTGGCGATGCTGGGAATCGTCCACAGGTCGCCGGGCTGCACGTTCCACTTTGCGGCGACCTGCTCGAGCGGGGATTGCTCGTCGCCCTCGCGCTCTTTGGGTTTGCTCTTGGGCACGCGCCGGGCCAGGTCGTCCAGCACCGATGCAACCGCGCGGTCCTGTTGTGCCGCTATGCTGCTAAGCAGCGATCGGAGCTGGTCGTCGTCGTGGGTCGCCATGGCGCCGATCGGGTCCAGCGTGGCCAGCACCAGGCGCTCCTCGTCCTCCGACAGGTCCACCACGGTCACCGGCAAAGTGGCAACGCCCTGCTTACGGGCAAGCTCGACGCGCAGGTGCCCGTCGACGAGCCGCTCGGTGCGGCGATTGTAGATCACCCCCTGCACCACACCGACCTCGGCCAACGTGCCGGCCAGAGCCTCGCCCTGCGCCCGCGGGTGCTTGCGCCAGTTCTGGGGGTTCGCGGTTAGATAACCAACCGGGAGATCTACCTGCTCGATGATTCGGCTTCGCCAATCCATGAGTGCAACTCCTACACATCATTGGGGGTTGCGCAAGGGGGGCAGGGCAATATTTTCTTGATCCCTGAATCAGGACGGTGGTACAAGATCATCGTACTGCGACGAAATTCAAGAAACAGCATGACCCGGGCCCGCGAGGCGAATCTACGTCGCAGTGCTTCCCTCGCGGGCCTGGGACCTCTCCGGAGAAACTGCGCGGCCAATGCGCCCAGGCGGTCGATATGTGCGGGTTTACGAATCGCTCATCGGAAGCTCTGTGTGGAACGAAAGCGACCTCGTGCTGCGCCTTTTTAACTATATAGTCTTGCGCGCCGAGTGGCGCCCCGAAGGGGGCACCGGAATGAACCCACGCACACAAGCCGCCGTCCATATCCCGCGGGGCGGTGTTTTGCTTCCGATCGCCCGCGTGGCCGCGGAAATCAACCGCAAGCGGGACACCATCCGGCGCGCGGTTCGGCGTCTAGTAGAGATCGATTTCATGTCCCACGAGCAGGGCAGGTGCGAATTCCTGTACGTGGTTCGTAACTTTGATTACTACAATCCATTCACCGGAGACGGGACCAGTGACCCCCCAGGGGACCAGTGGTCCCCCAGGGGACCAGTGACCCCCCAGGGGACCAGTGACCCCCTAGGGGACCAGAGCAGTGGCCCCAAAACGGCCAGAGCAGTGACCCCCCAGGGGGTCACACTTCCTTATAAAGAACATATACAACTTATAGAACCTAGTGCCGACAAGTCGGCACGCCCCGTACCCAGTAGTACGTGCATGGTACTTGGTACTACCACTCCGGAGGATCGCGTGAAACAGCCACCCGATACCGATAAGTCCAATGCCTTTGGATCATCTCAATCCCTTGATAGCAAAACACCACCGAAGTCTATTGAGCCCCAGTCTTATGGACCTATTCATACACAGGGAGGCGAGGGCGGGAACGGCAAAAGCGCCAAGGGGAATAAGCCCGCGCCCAAGCCCCTGGTGCTAACGCATCCGGAGCCCAACCCCAAGCGCGTGGCCAAGCGCCACATGGACGCCGTGGTGGACGCCTACGTCGCAGCAGTGGAGTCCCGACTAGGGTTCCACCCCAAGCTGGGGGACCGGGAGTACAAGCACGTACGGGACCTGGTGCTACGGCATGGCCCCGAGCACGCGGTCGAACTGGCCGGCGCCTACCCGAGGCTCGATGACCGCTGGCTACACGGCAAGGGGTTCCCGTTGACCAGTTTGCTGGCGAACGTGAACGCGGTGGAGGTTCTGCTGCGTGGCAACGGCCCTCGCAAGCGCCGCGACCCACGCGATATCGTCACCGACCCAAACGATCCCGCATGGGATGAAGAGCTTTAGCATGGCGGACGACGAGTGGAAGATTGTCGCAGAAGACATCGTGCGCAGAATCAGCGCGCCGGCGCATGATGCTGCTGTTCGGCAATGGGAAAAACGTCAGGCCGAATTGCAATACGAGTCACGCATCCGCGAGGCTGACATCCCATCCATGCTCGTTGACGACATCACAAGCCCGACCCTTGACCTTGACCGGCACCCAACGCCCGCCATTGACCAAGCGCTCAAAGGTGGCCAGCGAATGATCTTACTCACTGGCACCCCGGGCACCGGCAAAACGGTCGCCGCAACCTGCGCCGTCCTTCGGTTCCGCGGCGCCTACTTTCTGCGGGTGCCCGACTACCTGGCCATGATTCAAAGCTACCAAACGCGGTGGAACGCAGAGCGCGCTTCGCTTCGCAGCGCCCTGGTGCTAGACGAGCTCGGAGAAGAGCAGGACCGCCATCGGCCAGAGGTCGATAGCCTGCTTTCGTTCCGATACAGCGTGGCCGCCAACCACGTCACGATCACGACAACAAACCTGACAACGAGCGCATTCCGGGAAGCGTATGGCGAGCGCATCGTGAGCAGGTTTCGCGATCCGCGTTATTGCGTGATTATTTCCTGCAAGGACACCATCCGACCCCGGAGGACCAAACGATGAACGAAGGCGAAGCCGCAAAGCTGCGGGCAAACGTCGTGCGCATGTTGGACGTGATAGGCGACCGCGCACGGTGCAAAGGGTGCGGCATGGTAATTTGGTGGATCAAGACCCGCGCCGGAAAGCGGGCCCCCTACACAGAGCAGGCCACCAACCACTTCGCTGATTGCCCGCAAGCAGCGAGGTACCGCAAATGACCCAACGAATGTGCAGGGCATGCGGGTATCGACCCGCGGCCCACGGCGAGGGCATGTGCCTCGCGTGCTTTGCAGCGGGCGTTTGCGCGCCGCTCGACACGGCGAACGAAAGCGACCCGCGCGCGGTTAGCCGACTCGCCACCACACTGCACGGCAACCCACGTGCATGCGAGCGATGCGGGGGGCCCGTCCGGTGCGTCAACACGTTCAGCGGGGCCGGGTTCTACCGCTGCACGCTCTGCGGCCACGAAAGCGAGACCGCCGGTGAAAGGGGAAGCAGATGATTCGCGCAATCAAGAACCTCTGGTGCTGGGCGGCCCATCGGCGCAGGTATTGGCTGCCCGTCATGTGGTCGGATGGCCGGCGTGGCTGGCAATGCAGCCGCTGCCGAGACTGGACGTGGGACGCATGAGCGCGGGCGATGTGCTGGTCTGGGCCTCTGGTGAGAGAGTACGGGGTCGCATCGTGCTATCTGCCCCGTGCACGGGAAGTTCGATTCCTCCAGGCCCGCCATGGGGGCGGCCCTCGCTTGGCAATGGTGCCGAGTCGAGGGTGAGGCGCCGCCAAACCAGATCTATCCAGCCATGGTGGGTTTGGCGATGAACGGCGGCGGTGGTTCGACTCCACCGCGCCCCCATAACCAAGGAGCAAAAATGTTCAACAAGTCATTCAAGGCGCGCATCGAAGGCTACGACTGCCGGGTGCGCAAGCAAAAGGGCAACAACGAAGAACAGGCATACGTGCGGCTGCATCTGCTGTTTGAGTTTTCTGCCGAGGTCGCCGCGGAGATAGGCGGCCCGGCCCCGCGCATCCACGAGATCATGACCCGTGAATCGGACAAGGGAGCCATCGGGGCGGTGCCGCTTCGCCTCAACAGCCGCGCGGTCAACGTCCGGTTCAATGTCGGCAACAAGCACCACGTGGTCAAAGACACGATCGACCTGGCGCTGCGC